AAATCAGATTAAATTAGAAGTTTCGGTTTCGGGTGATAGTCAACGTCGAGTTGGAGAAATTATTGAAATAAATGTTCCAGCCATAGAGGTAAAGACAGGAGCAGATGCTGCAAGAATAGATACAAATTTTTCAGGAAGATATTTGGTTTCTAAAATAAAACATATTATATTTAACGGGCAATATACAACAATAATGGAATTGTCGAGAGATTCGTGGCCAGTTCCTCTTCCAGAAAGGGTAATTTAAGTTATGCAACAACAAGATGTCCTTGGAATCGGGCAGACAGGAAATTTTCATTGGTGGGAAGGCGTGGTCGAAGATAATCTCGATCCTCTCGGCGCTGGCCGATGCAAGGTTCGGATTCTTGGTCACAATTCTCCGGCAAAAGAGGATACGCCAACAGCAGAATTGCCTTGGGCGTATCCTGTCATGCCCCTGAACAGTACACATGGAAAGATTGTTGCACTAAAGCCAGGAACCCGTGTTTTTGGATTCTTTCGCGATGGTCTGGATCGCCAGCAGCCCGTAATGTTGGGAACAATTAATATTGGTTTTGAGAATGCAGGAAAAATGGAAAATTATATTGAAGATACTCCTTCCCCCACGTTCGATGTTGGCGGAAATGATGTTCCAATTATTATAGGAAAGCCTGCTCCGAGGATGGGGGATTATGGATTTTTTGATGATCGCGAAGGTTCGGGTGGAGTAATAGACGGCCAACCAAGAAAATCTAAAGTTATTCCAGATGCAGATAAGCGCGGAGTGTTGAACCAAGAAGATGTCACGGATTATTATCCATTAAAACCAAATGAAATTAATACTCCAAGACTGGCCAGAGGAATTATAGAAGGAACGATTCCTGCTGCACATGCACATGGCGGCGCACAAACCCTTGTCACAAAGGTCAAGAGATTAAGTGATAATATAACTGCCGATACGGTTGTGGAACCCAAGACAAAATTTGGCGCACAGTATCCGTTTAATACTGTAGAAGAATCAGACAGCGGGCATCTTCGCGAAGTCGATGATACCCCTGGAGCAGAGCGCCTTAAAGAAACCCATCGTACCGGAACGTTCTATGAAATTCATCCAGACGGAACAAAAGTTACAAAGGTGGTCGGAGATAATTTCTCGGTCACGATTGGCGACGATGCCGTAAAGGTTGAAGGTTCCTGTGCAGTTCATATTGTAGGCGAAGCCGATATTTATTGCGAAAAGGATATTCGAGTAAGGACTGAAAAGACAGCCGACATTATGGTGGTAGAATCTGCGGACGTTTCTGTTGGAACGCATTTGACGGCCGCCGTCGGCCAAGATATGAGCGCAACGTGTGGAGGCACGGCAAAGGTTACTGCTGTAGGAGATGCACTAATAAAGGGGTTCGGTAATGTTGATGTTGCCGCAGAAAAAGATATATATCTTGCTGCCGGAGGGTCTATGACATTTAAAGATTCTTCTGTCGAAGATGCGGTCGCAAACGTAGACGAAATTATCAAAGATATTGTGGATGGCCGAGGCAACTTGAGAAAACGAGTGGATGCGAACGCCTAAATACATAAAGGGAGGACTGTAAATTGCCAGTAGCCAAAAAATGGGCAGATTTTGATTTGGATTTTACTGCACACCCCAATACAGGGGAACTCAGCATGAAATATGATGCCGATGCAATTATCAAATCTGTAAGAAATCTAATATTGACAAACCATTATGAGCGGGCATTTCATCCCGAACTCGGCTCTAATCTTATGAAGCAATTGTTTGAGCCGATGACATTTGCAACGGCATTGAGAATCAAGGGTGCCATTGCAGAAACCCTAAATAATTTTGAACCAAGAGTGACTGTGAATGAACTCCAAGTTGAAGCAAGAGAAGAAGAAAATGGATACATAGTATATCTCAGATTTTTTATCATCAACGAAGAAACGGAAAGAGTTTCAAAATTCTTTTTGGAGAGAAATAGATAAAAATGGCCACCTCTTATACTACCACCTCAAATAAACTAAAGATTACAGAACTTGATTTTGATTCAATCAAGTCGGCATTAAAAACATATCTGAAGGGTCAGACCGAATTTGAAGGATATGATTTTGATGGTTCTGCCATGAGTATTCTTCTTGATATTCTTGCATACAATACGCATTATAATGGATTCTATACGAACATGCTCGCAAGTGAAATGTTCATGGATAGTGCCTCTCTGCGGTCTTCTGTAGTTTCGCTCGCCAAGCATCTTGGATATACTCCGGCTTCAAAAAAAGGATCTTCTGTCGAAATTGATGTAACCTTTCAGGGAACGGGGTCGAGTATTTTAATTCCAAAGGGTGCCAAGTTTACATCTAAAATTGGAACAAACATATATACCTATCTTGCAACAGAGTCTCGCGTTGCCAAGTTAGATTCTTCTACTCTGACATATGTTGCAAAGAATGTCAAGATTAAAGAAGGAATTGCATTTTCGTCCACACAGACTGTGGTTGGAACGACAACAAACGAAACATTTGAAATTCCAAATGAAGAAGTTGACCTTGACACGCTTACTGTTGCCGTTGGTGGAGACATCTATACCAAGGCAGATGATTTTACCGAAATGACATCGACAACCAAATCCTATTTTATTCAAGAAGGAAATCATAACAAATATGAAATTTATTTTGGGGATGGTGTAATTGGAAATAAACCAACTGCCGGAGATCTGGTTCAACTGGAATATAATGTTTCGGTCTTGGGCAGCGAGGGAAATGGTGCAAAAACATTTGTTTTGGCCGAGCCACTCATCGGAGCAACGTCGGCTACTGTTGCCCTGTCTCCTCTGTATACACGATCATCGGGAGGTTCCGAGCGCGAAGAGACTTCCACGATTCGGATTCAGGCTCCAAGGCAATATTCGCTTCAGAAGAGAGTTGTTACCGGAAATGATTATAAGACAAGATTAGAAAATGATTATAATATTGTAGAGTCAGTAAAGGTGTGGGGAGGAGAAGACAATAATCCTCCGGCATATGGTCGAGTTTTTATCTCCATCAAGCCAAAGGCAGGATATGTTCTTTCCCGGGCCGAGGCTCATCGGGTGGAGCAAGATATTCTTCAAAAACGAAATGTGGTGACAGTAAAACCAAAATTTGTTGATCCCGACTATCTTTGGATTATTCCTGATATTCTTGTTGCATATGATCCGAGAAAGTCGGCAAGGACTGCCGATCAGTTGAAGGCATTGGTGTCGGCATCAATCCTTAAATACACATCAGATAATTTAAATAAATTTGATAATTATTTTAGATTTTCGGTATTATCAAGAGCAATTGATGACACCGAAGAAAGTATTTTAAATAATAATATGAGAATTGCAATCAAGAAACGCATCAAGCCCATCATGCGTGTTCAGGGTTCCTATCGAGTTCATTTTGATAATCCATTGTACAGGCCATATGCAAGAAATCAGCCCGTAATTCAATCTTCCTTGTTTACCTATTTGGGACATAAAAATTGTATGATTATTGATGTGGATGGGATTTTAAAAATTGTTCAGACGGGTGGGGGAACTTCTATTGCTGGATTTAATAGTCCCGAGAAAGCGCGTACAGATTATGGGACACCAATTGATTCTAATATTGGGTCTGTTGATTATAATTCGGGGGAGATGCTTGTTGGTCCGCTCAGAGCTACGACAATTGCAGATGGTTCTGAATATATTTATTTTTCAGCAAAACCAAGAATTGATGATATAATGGCAAGAGAGAATACTATTGTTACCATTGACAGTTCTGATATTACAGTAAATTGTATTGATGATACAGATAGAAATCGCCCTTCTATATTAGAAGATAGCGGTCATGGGTATTAATAATAAAAGGGAACTGTATACATTATGGCAGCAATAATTAAAACTGCAAATACGCATCAGACTTCTCTTTTGGTGTCAGAACAGATCCCGGATTTTATTCGGGGAGATCATCCTAAATTTGTTACATTTATTGAAAAATATTATGAGTTTCTTGCTCAGGCTAATTCTGGAATTGCGACTTCGGACGGCCTTTCTCATTATTATGGCGCAGATCATGCAACAAAGGTTATTACCGATATTAATGATATTGATACAACAGATCTTGATAAGTTTATTGGGTCTTTTCAAAAACAATATGGCCACGGTCTTCCCCAACAGGTGGCAGATGCAGCCGACCGAAGACTTTTATATAAGAATCTAGTTGATTTTTATCGTGCAGTAGGAACAGAAGATTCCTTTAAGATGCTCTTTCGCCTTTTGTTTAATGATGAAATTGAACTCTATTATCCGTTTCAGGATGTTTTGATTGCCAGCGGAGGAAATTATACAAAAGAATCTAGGATTAGGGTTAATTATGTTGAAAATCTGAATGACATTGAGAATACGAGGATTGTTGGGGCCACTTCGGGCGCATACGGAACTGTAGAACGGGTCCAAGTTCTTCCAGGGGGAAGTGACTCGTTTATTACAGGAAGAATTGGAAACACATCTACTTCATATACTTCTGGAGTGTCAAATACTGAAATTTATGACCCGATGAAATATCTTGAACATGGAAGTTCTACAGCCCACATATACATGACAGATCAATCTGGAAATTTTGATTTCTTTGAAGATATTTATGTGGATGATGTCAATTCGACAGTTTCAAATACAATAGTGTTGCCCATGACAAAAAGTATGTTGGTTTTTGAGGATTTTCAGTATGGATCTACAAATAATGTTATTTCTATGTATGATGGGCTGGTTCATCAGCGGGCAAATAGCACAAACCCTCCGTGGGGGTCTGCAAATATTGATTATAGCAATACCGGAATATGGCATACCACCGGAGACGGCACCGGGGAAATTAAATTAGTCTCCAATGTCTATGGCTCATATGGTGGGGTTGTATTAGAAATTGGAAACAATAGTACGCTCGCTTCTGCGACTGGCGATCAAAGACATATTGTATTTGCAAAGAATGTGGGAATTGGTGGTGAGGATCGTCTTTATCGAATGTCCATTCGTGCCAGGGATTTGGGTGGAAATTCTGCCGTATCTGTTGCCGAAGGAAATCGCTTTTCGGCCGGAGTTTCTTGCGTTCGTCATGACCTCAGAAAGTTGAGTGCAGACAATTACAAAGATCAATGGGAAGATCCACTTTGGTTGGTTTCTCATAAGCAGGCAATTGATGATGAGTTTTTTGTATATACGGCATATTTCAAGGGAAGAGAAACAAGAAGAAATGTTGGAGGTTCTCCCTATTCTGCAAAGAATTATGGCAATGGCGGCCGAAGGGATTTGACGAGCGGAACCCGATATTATAATTCTGCCCAGAAGGCAGTAGATCGAGAAGTGCTTCTTCCGTTTAATACCACTTTCATCAAACCAACCTTCAAGGTAAATGAGCCCGGAGATGGTGCAACATATTCACAGGGAATCACACAGATTGATTTTATTTCTCTTGAAGAACTTACTCCCATGCAGACTCAATTGGGTATGCATAGCGGAAGTTATAGTGACGAGCGGAGTCTTCTTTCGACAACAGGGGCACATATACAGGATGGCCATTATTGGCAAATCTATGCATATGATATTCGTTCCAAACAACAAATAAAAGACTATGCAACGGTCGTCCGCGAGGCAGTTCATCCAGCCGGAATGAAGATGTTCGGCACGACAATTTCAGAGAGTTCTCGAAGAATGAGTGACATGATTGATGTGAAGCCTGGGAAGATTACACAACTTACAGACAATTCGTTACTCATCGACCAATACCCTGCATGGTCCCCCGATGGCACCCAGATTGCTTTCTCCCGCTATACCAATCCCGCCCTGACCCTCTATGAAATTTTTAAGATGGATGTCGATGGAACTAATGTTCGG